TCAGCCAACAATGGGATCAAGTTTGCTTTTAAGCGCATCACTTTTGCTTTTGTAACCTGTGAAGTCGCCTTTTTGAGCTGGCGGTTCTCCTGGAGGGTGAATGTGGGCTGCTAATGTTTTATTGGTGTCGGATACCACCTTGATTAAATCGGCCAGTATTTGAAGAGCGTTGACTGAGTTGTCACCTAGCCACACTGTGGATCCCTCCACCTTAGCAAGTTCACTTGCTTTTGCATGAAGGGTTTTTAGTGTGTCGATGTTTATATTCTCATGCGCTTTTACATTAATATGCTTCTGGCTACCCAGTTCTAGCCCTTCCAAAGCTGCAATTAATGCTTTTTCGCCGACGATGGTTTTTAGTGCGCCCATGACCTCAGCTATTTGGTTGCCATCTATTTTTACATTATCGTGGCTTTGTATAGTTGTCTGGCGCTCTGTAAACTGCTCAGTTCGTGACCTGGCTTCAACATTGCTTTCATCACATTGTTGGTTTATTTGCCCGTCGGTTTGTATATCCCAATTGCCATTGCTGCCTTTAATTTGCGAACGGCTGTTTTGTTTTAGTGATACATCGGTGTGTTTGTACTCTGGTACCAGTGATTGCCAAGGTAAAATACTTGTAATAACCTGCAGTGAATTGAGGCCGTCTATGTATTGTATTAAACAGTGCATACCAGGCTGTGGTTCGTTTATTAGCCCTGAGTCGTGGCTTTGGCCTGTTGCGATAGTCACTTGTTGAAAAATAGGCACGTTTAAGGGCTCGCAAGTGTGCGGGTTTAAAAGCTGTATATCAGCGGCCTTATAGGGCCTAAATGGAGTACTTATTTTTGCGCCATTGGTTGGTAAATCGTAGATTGCCTCAATACGTGCAAGCTGCGGTAAGTGTTTACGCTCGCCAAGCTCTGGAAAGTAGCGTAATACTAAGCGCTTAATAGCTGTTTTGACCATCTTATTTGCATCCTATCGTTACTGAGTGTGACTTCCGTGATAAAGCGATCATTTATTTTTATACCAGGTCTCAATTTTGGTACTGCGACCAGTGTGCCGGTGGTTGATGATGTGGCATTGATTGTATGCTCTGGGTAATCGCTAATGCTATTTTGTGCAAAGCGGCTGTGCTGCCAACTGCCCACGTAAATTTTACAATCGGGCCGTTGTTGAAATATAAACTGGGGTATTTGGTAAACTCGGCCTATTTGTTTAAGTGCCTCGATGCCTGTGCCACTGTGGTAAAAGTGTGGTACCACTTTTTGCATATAATCAGCGCTGTTATTGTCGGGCGTTATAAACTCTATGTTGTTATTGAGTGCGCTAAGCACTTGGTTAATTGTGGCATGGCGTATGGCAATGGGAGCGCTAAAGCTTAGGGCGCCTATTAACTCGCGACACGTTAAAAACCAACGACCGTTACTTTGGTGTTTTGATTCGATCACCCCCAAAAAATACGGCTGCATGTTATCGACTGTGTAACCCAAATGCAGTTCAACTAGGCCTGTTGGGGTTTGCTCTGTGACTACCTCAAACATGGCGCGGCCTGTGCTATTTAAATCGAGTTGGATTTGTTTATTAACGACAGTAACAGCCGGCAGACCATTAATATTTAAAATACTGTTTAATCGGGCGCTCATGTTTATGGCCCTTCGACTTGTTCGAATTGCTGTTGAACTTGTTCATGGCCTGTGTTGGCTTGTTTGGTGCTGTTGGCATTGGCGGTTTTATCTATGTGTTGTTGCTCGCGCTCTGAGACTGATTTGACCTCTAGCAACTTAAACACTACTTGCCAGGCTTTAACCTCGTCAAGCTCGGTGGCCTTTACTTCACCATCGAACTTGGCTTTACGGATTTTATACGCCTCGGCCACACTGTTATTAATAGTGTATTCAGTGCGTGCGCCGTGCTCATTGAGTGCTTTAGCTTTGGCGATTAAATCGGCCAGTTCTGCGGCATCGACTAAAGCGATTTTGGTTTTTACAGTCAAGATTGCGGGTTTTACGCCGTTGTCGCTGCTTAGGGCAAAACTGCCAAAGCCTGAGAGATCGCCGCCAGCTAATTTTACACCCGCGCTTACTTTGGTGTCGTAACCTGGTATTTGCCAGCCATTAATTGAGATAGTCATAATACCTCGCTGATTTTATCAAGTTCGTTTTGGGCGCCTACGAACACGGCAAAGGCCCAGTGCATGTTGTTATCACCAAGTTGGCTTATTGATTGGGCCAGTGTGTTGGCGCTGCTTGCGCTCATTGAGTGCTTTTTGATTGTCACAACCGGCAATGACTCGGTGTTTAAACGGCGGTCGCGATCACTTTTTAATTGCTGTGCTTGTGCTAAAACATCGTCAATAGTAGTAATTAGGTTTTTACCCTGCTCATTTACTTTTGCTAACGCATCGGCATGTGTTTTTTTAGCAACGAGCGGTAATGTATTGGTGGTGATTTTTGACCACTCTAGCGATTGGCCGCTTAGCTCTGCAAATTGATCTTGTTTTAGTGTTTGCTCTGCACTTGCGTACCGTGCTGCGGTTAAAAATGCGGGTATCGCACAATGGGTGTTAATGCTTTTTAGTTGCTTTTGTAAGCCGCTTGCACTTGTGCTTATTGCACACAATACCAAGGCGTTAAACTCTTTGGGTTTATCACTTCGGGTTTTGTCTTTAATTGCGGTTGCTATAGCAGAAGCCCCCGCCGCACTGGTTAGCGCTGCGGGTACTTGGTAGCTGTGGTGCGCTATGCAGTAAAGTGCAGACACTAAAGCAAACTTCTAAAATGTGTTTCAACAGCGCTTTCTAATTGCGCTTGGGTTTTAAGCTCTGTGTCACTTTCAAAATGAATATCACTTGATGTATAACCGTTTGTGTTAGTGACATAAACAAGCGGTTCGTTGTTGTCATCTTTATGTCGCTGGCTTGGCCAATACTGCATTTCATAATTTACATAATGACTTTGGTTACTGTGTGACTGTAACGTTTTATCGCTGTCTTGATTAAGCTCAATGCTATTTGAGTTATTACAGTTTGCGCGTTTAATTTGCACTACTGCTGCATCATGAGAAAGCCCGTGTACGTCTGTAAATTTTGCTGTAAATGTGTTCATTTTTATCCTTAATATTTAAAATTAACTGATGTTCTCTATACTCTTGTCATGTCAAAATAATCGACATTAACTACAAAATTAACCTCTGAAAGATTCTTTATTTCTACTTTTGTTCTTTGCCATGTTTCGGGAGGGATGCATGGCCCGGGGAAATTACTACCCGTATGTATCCCGATCAATTTTCCTTTTGGAACTTGATGTTCTGAAGCTATGCCATTTTTTGTCAATCTAACCCAACATTTATCTGAGCTATTTGAACTTGATCTAGTACAGTGTAATGTCATGATCATAATTGGGCTTTCAAGCTCAAGTACAGTAATGTAGTCTTCTTGTTTATATATTGATTTTCTAATTTTTTTTAATTTACCGCTCATCGCCCAACTATTATTATTGAGTAGTTCACTAACACTTGTGCTCACTATTGCATCTCCCAATTTTTTGCTGAATTTAATATAAATGTGAGCGTGCAATGTCTATCGAATAGCACGCTGGTGTCTGTGAGCATGGTTGTACCGCGCATCATTGCGATATGCTCAGTGCCATGGGTTTTAATTGTGGGTGTTACTGCCATGGCTTTTGATGTAACGACTGTGGTGCCTTCGCTTAGATTTGTCACATCTGGCAATGTAAATGTGGCTGTGGCGGTTAAGTGGTTTTTACTGTTTGCTGTGAGTGTGCCGCTGGCTTTCACTGTGCGCTTTTCTGCATAGCTTGAGATGTTGCCCTCATGTAATACGCGTTTGTTGTAGTCTGGGCCCGCGTAAATTTCACCTTTGACTTTTATATCTCTATTAAACCAGTGGTTTGACAAAGATGTTGCGTAATGGCAAAAGCCTGAGTTTTGAGGGCCAATATCAACATAGCCGTGGTTTGTTTTAATTCTAAGTGAATTATGACTCCCTTTTGATAAGTTGGTATTGCCATTCCCAAGTAACACTGCGCTGCGAAACTGAACCCATGTGCTTTGATATTGCATTTTCATGGCCCAGTTATCTGCAATGTTATCTGAGCCTAAACCGCCCATGCCGATATAGCTGTAGCCATCGCCTGTATAGGTTAGATGTAATGATGCGCCTCCGTTGCGACCATTTTCACCCAATGAGATTCCCGCAGCCTGTTCATTGTGAGCATTGCCAGTACGTGAACTATCGAGCGTTAGCCATGGGTTGTTTTTAGTGACTGTAATGTCACCATTTGCTTTAATTTCATCTGTAAAATGCCACTTGCCGCTTGCCCTAACATTTTGCCAGTCTGTTCCGTGGTTGATTGACAATCCATCAACAAGCCCCACTAATGCCCGTTTATTGCGAATAAATAAATCTTGACCGCCGTTTGTGTCAATCAATGAACTTTCAAATCGAGCAAGCTTGTCGCTTTTTGGGTGGTATTTGTCTTGAAGTAAAATAGTACCTTCTTTAAAGTTTTGGGCTTTTACTTCGTTTCTAAACTCCCAGTTGTTACTTGCAAAATAATTCCTAGCTGTCCAATGAACATTCCCTTCTTTTGAGCGAAATAACGTAACGTAATCAGCACCAGCCCCCGTGGTTACTGGGTTATTGTCACCATTGTATTCAATGCCGCCACCATGATTTAACGATTGCCCCACATATACACGACCTGTGGTTTGTGCATCGCTCGTTCCTGAACACACATTCAGCACCGCCATACCGTTGCTATCGGCATTAATATTAACTGTGGTGCTGGTGCCATTGTCAAATGTTGCATTTTTAAATGTTGGTGATGAGTTTACTTGAGCGAGCCCGTTTCTCGCTTCGCTAATGACTTGCGCTTTTGTTTTACCTTCGAGTTTCACTGAATCTGCGGCTTTGGCAGTTTTGCCTAGGTAGTTGCTATCAGATTCTACTTTACTGTATACACCTAGCTCGCCAGTTGTAGGTAAAAAACCTTGATGAAAAACACGCTTGTTATAGGCCGAACCCGCATAAATTTCTCCAGCGACACAAACCGGTTTGTTAAACCAATGCTTTGGCTTGTCTGTTTCATAATGACAATAGTTATTGTTCTGTGGGCCAACAAAAAGACAACCATTTTCTGTGTTAAGCTTAAACGTACCACCTTGGGTGCTTGCTTTATAATCTAAGCTGCCGCCTTTGATTTTGATGGGGTGATTAAAATGCCAAGTGCCACCTGCCCAAACATTCTCCCAATCATCTCCATAATTAACATAAAATTTACTTTGTCTATCATCATCATGGGTATGACCGACAAGTGCGCGTTTATTGTGTATCTTTAAATCATTGGGGGTGAAATGAAAACCGCTTGAAGTGAGTTGTTGTAACTTGGGGTGTATATCATACGGTGTAGGCTTATGCCCCGTATGATATACAGCATGACCAAAAATAAACGCGTTATCATCATCTCGTATCTTGAACCATTCTTTATTTCCTTCCTCCGGCTCTCTTATAAAGAAATTCTCACCTTCGACGCCTATTGAGACATCGATTCCTGTGTCATGGCTGCTATTGAAATAAATTTTTGGTCTATCTTTTGTTATAGTTAAATCTTTACTGCCATTAGACTTTAAAAGCCCGTTTCTCGCTTCGCTAATGACTTGCGCTTTGGTTTTGCCTTCGAGTTTTGCTGAGTCTGCGGCTTTTGCTGTTTTGCCAAGGTAACTATTTGATACATGCTCAATGGTTGCAAACACGTCGTTTTCGACCTGCCAGGGTTGTGTTGCTATATTTACCGCGACATTTTCGCCCAGTTGCTGTGATTGCCAAACTATTGATTTTACTGAGTAGTCGCCAACGTTTGGCCCGTTCGTTTTTGTTTTGGTTTGCGGGTGAGTGTGTACAACTGCAACGAGTATTTGCTCGCCATCGCCTTTGGTTGCAACGGCGCCGAACCAGTTAAATTCGAAGTCGCCGATGTTGTAATCAAGTATTGCTGATATAACAAGCGCATTGCCATCTAAATTGCTCACACGTTTAACTGTTTGCGAATGTACAATATGTTGTTCAGGTATGGTGCTTTCAACACTAGGCGCTGTGGTTGCGTCAATGCCTGGTACATTGGCAAACAGCATATGTGTAATATTGGTTTGCTCTGTGCCCGCTAAGACTGCATTTTTATAGTCAAGCCCTGCGTTTGTGATTGTTAGCGTACTCACTTTACGACTTCCTTATTGAAATTTATTAAGCCTGCGGCCTCTGCGGTTGCAACTGCTGCTAACGCATTGAGTAAGTAACGGCGGCATGTTTTGCCGTATGTTTGTATAAGTTCAAGCACTAATGCTTCTTTACCCGCAAACTCACTCTCTAACATTTCGATTTGAATTTGATCCCACTCTAGACCAGGTACCCGTTCATTCACTGCGGCATAACCAAAGCCCAAGCGTTTAAAAATTCGTTCTAGCCCTTGTGCGCTGCCGCTGTCTTTTGCGTTAACATGTGCGAGCTGTACACGTTTTGCATAGAGTGCGTAGGCTTCATTCGGTAAGCGTTGTATGCCACGTTCCCACGCTAGTAAGTCTAAAATTGCGGTGCTTGCTGTTTCGCTTTGCTGCTGAGTGAGCCAGTGTTGTAATTGCTGCTCTACTTTTTGCCAGTATTGCTCTGCGGCTTTTGCTAGTTTTGTCACGTTGGCACCATCGAGCCAACTCGGTAGCTGTGTTTTATCCATGTTGAACTACCAAGTTATTGAGTACAGGGAGCCAAAACCCGCTGTTTAGTTGAGTTTTATCAAACTCAACATGGTGTAAATTGCTAAACGTGTTATGTAATTCAGTTTTAAGCTGACTAAAGCTAAAGTTTGAAAGCGGTTTAACACGAGTTGGTTTATACGCATCGTTTTGGCGAAACACAGCACGTATAAATTGCTCAACATTTGCGACAATACTGGTACTGCCATTTTTTTGTGAAATAGTCACCGTTAAGTCAATGTATTGCGTGGGGATAGCAAAGGCGGTTAAGTCGTCACCCAAGCCGTGGTTACCCTCTGCAATGTAGTTATTGATTGAGTTCACAATGCTTTGGCTAACTTGGCCAACTTCTAAAAATACATAAGCGTTTGCAGTACCAGGGCCGCGAGGTGCGCCCTTTTCTAATACGATGTTGTCGTATGGTATGCCACTGTGTGTAGCAATGAGGTTTTTATACACAAAGTCCACGTGATAATTACCCAACTGTGCAAAGGCCGCTCGAATGCGATCACGGTAGTTATCATCGGTTTCAATGTCTTGCCCCGCAGTTACGAGCCAACCCACATCATTACTGACTGATACATGCTCAAGCTCTGCGATAATTTTTGTGTAGTAACCAGCGGCTAAGTTGTACGCTTGCCCAGGTTCGAGTGCTTGAGCTATGGCGCTTTGTGTTGTTTCGCCTTCGTTAAATACACAATTGGTTAGCAATATAAGCTGGTATACTCGGCCGTTAATTGGGAGTGATTCTATTAAAGTACCAGCGGGGATCACTAATTCCCCTTCGCTATTGCTGCGATAAAACTGTAATTGGCCCTTCGCTTTAACTGCTGTTAAACGCGCTACCCCCCTACTTTGACCATGCAAGTCTAAGTATTCACCTTCAGCCAAAAGTGCAAAGCTGTTTGGCATAATTGTGTGTGCCATAGAATTAACAAGCTGTGCCGCTGGCTCTGCAACTAATGCTGACTGCAAGCGCCAGAAAGGGCTTAATGGGCTTTGGTTATTCACTGTAAAGCCTGCGCTTTTTAATTGCTCTGCAAATTGCAGTTTAAAGCCCTCGGCATCTGTGGGTATACCTGCGGCTTTTAATTCATCAATAAACAGTTTGCTCATATCTGGCCCCTTTTATAATCGCGCGTAACTGCCGAGACGGATATATAACCGCTTTTGGTTGGTGTTAGTTTTATTGTGCCTGGTACTAGCCGTTCGTCTTGTTCAATGATCAGTTCTAGTTCTGTTAGCACTTGTTCGGCACTACTTTTATTGCGAAGGCCAATCAATAAGGGCAATTTACCGCTTTCAATAATGCGGTGCTTAATGTCTTGTGCTATTACATCGCGTTCGTCGAGCTGCGTTGGTTGTAAAAGCGAGTCTAAATCTAAGTCGCCATCAACGATGTTTAAGTCAATGTGGATCATCCGGCAAGCTCCATCATGTCTTCAAATGTTTTGGCTACGTCATCGGTTTTTACTGTTACATGTTCAATGTGTACATTCTTAGAGTTATCATTGCTGGCATTGCTGTTACTGATATTGTTGGTTTTAGCAAGCTGCTGTAAAAATGCTGAGCGCTTAGGCTTGGCAACATAGGTGCTGTTTAACTCTGTTTGCTCAAGCGATTTTGCGTTGTTGGTTATTGTGTGATCTAACACATTTAACTGGTTGCTTTGCGTTAAAGCCTGTTGTGCACCCACTGCATAATGATTGCTATTAGCCGCACTGTAATTAGATAAAATTTGTGCATTTAGCGGGATCACATTATCTGGTAGTGATTGATTTACATCACTTACATTTGAAGTGGGTGTGTTGGTAAAATTCATGCCCTGTGCTGTTTCAATTGCTGTTTTTCTCTCTAACACTTGAACTGCTGAGCTTGGTTGTTGGCTAATTTTTTGAACGTCGGCATCATCGCTGAAGAAGTCGATCACCATGTTTAAAATGCCGTTTTCAGCCACGGATTTTAAAAAGCCGGTGACACTGGCTGATATATCACTGAAGAACGCAAAGAACGCGCTTACTTTTGAAAATACGCCATCGAATACGCTTGAGATAAATTCGCCAATACCTGAGAACACGGCCGCAATGGGTTCATACACGGCCATAAATGCCGACGTTATAAAGCTGGTTACTGTGCCGACTACTTCACCAATAAAGCTGAATGCAGGGGCCACAAAATCATAAATTGCTGAGCCGATAGATTTAACCAGGTACCAAATGATTTGTAAGGGCAAGGTAATTAAATCAAAGGCAACGCGCATACCTTGAAACAACATTGAGTTGTCGGCCCACTCACTAAAGGCCGCAGTGATTTCATCAAAGTAATACACCAGGGCTGATACAGCGGCGATGGCTGCAACCACGCCGATCACTATCCATGTAATTGGATTTGCAAATAATGCGGCTGAAAAACTCCAAGCGGCGGTTGCTGCTGCGCCTAGTTTTGCGGTGACTAAACTTAACACGCCCACTATGCCCATGCTTTTTATTCGGCTTAACATGCCGCCCGCAAATAATAGAGCATTACCATAGTTAGCTGCCGCAAAACTGGCGGCTTTCATGGCGGCAGTTTGAATGGCTAAGGCACCCGACCAGGCTTTAGAGAAAATACTGGCAAGTTGGGTGGCGTGTGCGCCTTGCAACATCGCCAAACGATATAACCCCACTAAGGCATTGAAGGTACCCATGATCACGGTTGCACTCACTAAGGCCACAACAAACGCACCAATTATGCCGCTTAATATGGGGAACTCTTGGGTTAGCCACACTACCCCTTGTAACAGCTTTGCGAGTAAATCGACGATGGGCTCAATAATGGGCAATACAGTTTGCCCCATGCTCACTAATGCCGCATTGAGCGACCCGCCGAATCTGTCCCACGCGCTGCCCATGGCGTCGGCCATTTCAACGGCCACGCCCATATCTGAAATATTAGAGAGCTGGTTTATGTTGTTTTCAAGCTGGCTTACTTGGGGCATAAGTTGCTTAATCAGCGCCACGGCTTCTTTGGTGCCAAAGGCTTTTTGTAATGCATCACTTTTGGCCACGGTATCGATACTGCCAAAGCGCTCATGCAAGCGGTTTATTACATCGACCATGGGCAACATGCGCCCTTGGGTGTCGGTCAGTTGTATGCCTAATTTTTGTTGGGCTTTGCCCACCCCACTTAAGAACGCTCGGTATTTGGTGCCCGCTTCACTGCCTGACATGGTGGCTTGTAACTGCCCTAGCACGGCCATGGATTCATTCATGCTAATACCGTGCGAGTTGGCTTCAGCGCCTAATGTGCTAAACGCGCCCGCCATTTCTGAGCCCGTTGTTTTAAACATACGCACAGAGGCGGCGGTTTGCCCCGTCAGCATTTGCACCCACTGCGACTTACCCACCTCTTTGGCAGTATCTTGGTAAATGCCGAACATGGTACCGAAATAGTCGGTTGTGGTTGCTGCATCACTTTTCGTGCCTTTGGCAAGAATGGCTGAAGACTCGGTAAACTGCGCCAACTCTTTACCCGTAAGGCCGCTAATAGCGGATTGAATATCGTAAGAGCTGCGAATAACTTCTGCGGTATTACCGCCGTAATTACTCACAAAATTCATAGCGGTATTATTAAGTTGTGTCAGTGCCTGATTAGACACATCAAGCGATTGCACTTCGCCCAAAGCGGCTTGGGCTTCAATGGCGGGGTTGAGCGAGCCGACCAACATCATGGCCCCACCCGCTGCATTCATTAATCCGCCTGTTAATTGCGCTTTGGCACTGGCTGTTTGTTCACTCAGTTGGTTTATTTTAGCCATGATCTTATTCACAGGCCCCGTGACTTTATCAATCAGACCTATTGAATATTGCAACTTGTCCATTTTACTGAGTGAACTCATGTGTCTTACTCTTCGCCGTTTAGTGCCATGCAAATACCGTTGTTTACCGCAACGGTTAGCAACTCCTGTTGCTGAGTTTCAATAAAGAGCGCTTGTGCCAAGGTGTCATCCGTTATTGGCAAATTGCCAAAGTGTTTGGCGTGATAAGCAAATAACTGATCTAAGCGGTTTTGCTTTATTTGCTTGGCTCGCGCTTCTATTTTTTTACTGAGAAATTAAACTCGGGCTGATAGTCTTCAATCAAAGTCCCCAACATAAACAACGCTGCACCTGGTTGTTGTAACAGTGTCTTGAGTTCTTTCTTTTGTTCATTTTCAACCGTGTCCAACAAGAAGTTAGTTGCGGGCTGAATTTTATTAGTCGGTGTCGTGCTGTTGATGTATTTGTTGTATTCCTGGCCCGTCACATTGAAGGTAAATTCTTGTTCACCAGTTTCAATCACAATCTTTTTAGTCTGCATGTTCCTTGCTCTCTTTTAGTTGGTTTTGTTCAAGCAATGTATAGCTGAAGCTATTACCATAGCGCTCGGCTGATTGCTCACATAAAATTATAAATTCGTCATAGTCGTCGGGGTTTGCTAATACCTGGCAACCCGCAGACCATTTATCGACTTGCTTTGACTCGGTGTGTGCGCTGGCTCGATGACAATTAATACCAAAGTAACCAAGCTGCAACTCAGCCTGTGTTTCATCGGTTTCAAGCTCGGCGTTTTTGTCATTATCACGAAGCACTAACACAGGTTTGTTTTGCACAAGGGCTCTGTACTTACCTTGATGAAAGCCCAGCGACCAAAGGCCACGGTGTTGCCCTGGTACTAACACGGCCGTGCCGTCTAGGTTCATTGGGTGTTTACGCCAATAAAGGCCCGCGTCAGTGGTGGCTTTGAATTGCTTAAGTTGCCACTCGCCATTTTGCTGATACAGCACACAAATTAAGTCATTAAAGGTGTTTGCTCGGGTATTAGCGGCACGAATACCAATAATGTTTAGATTCAATTCACCTTCAAACACGGTGTGTTTACTCAGTGCCATGGCACTGAGTAAGGCAGTAATTGATACGCTCCGCATTATAAATTTCTCACTTCATCATCGGTGAGATAAGACATACCATTGATTTTCACAAAATCGGGGCTTGTTACAGGGCACTTAATAGAGAAAGTATTCTCTTCGCCCCCTTCAGCTTTAATATTTAGTAGCTCTTCAAGCTGTGGCATACAGCCAAAAACCTCAACGTTTAAATTACCCGCTGAGACACTGGCAGTAAAGGCCACATCAAAGGGCTCAATGCCTTTCCAACTACCTGCCTGTTGCGCTTGGGCTTGCAGCAATAAGAAGTTTTCGTGATCAAGTTTTAATGTCACTTCGGCTTCTACAGGGCCATCAATCCAGCCCTTTGGCACACCGCGTACGGTTTTTGGTTTACGGCCATCGGTAATTTTTACTGCGGCTTCAATAACGTGCACCATAGAGTCACCCATGAAGCAATCAAAATCCTTTCCGCCTAATGCTTTCTTAGTCATGGTCTGTCCTTAGCGATCTAACATAATGCCAACGGTGATTGTGCTTGGTGATTCAATCGGTTTTACCTTAAGCAACACGTTTACAGTCTTTTCATTCATAAACGTTAAACTAATGCTGTCTTCTTTTGGTGCATCAATCAAACCTGGGAACTTATCCTCGCCAATATTGACCGACTTACTCATGTCTAACAGCGGTTTGCCCAATTTACGTTTACCGTAAGCAATGCCTGTGGGTGAGTTGTTGAGCTGGCGATTTTTAATCTCGTAAATAGCTTTAATGCTTACCTGGCGAGCAGCCATATCAACAATGCGGCCATGTTCAATTTTTTGAAAGTCACCGCCTTCGGCGTCTAACATGTTTACATCACCAAAATAAATACCGTCAAAGTCAGCATACGTTTGTGTGCAACTAAAACGCAATGCATCAAGTGCCCCTGTGGTTGCATTGGTCAGCGGTGCGCCAGCTTTGTCTTGAGGTGATGGCATTAAAGACAGTGCGCCTGTTTTTGTTCGCATTGGGCTATCAGCAATGGTAACTGAGCGTTTACATAGACGTCCTAGAACCCCGCCCAATTCATCACCAAAAAGTAAAGGCACGACGGCAACACGATCACCCACCACACCATCCGTGAGAGGTTGTAATGCTGTTACGAGTTCAGCCCAGCTTTGATCACCATCTAAACCAGGTGCGGCAACAAGGGTGCGAACATAACGCGCATATTTGCTGAGAATTTCGAGGTTTTTAGCCTGATATACTTCGACTTCTGCTTTTCCTGTCACAGGCGAACAAATGGCGATAATTTCAGGACTAATGTCTTGCTCCATGGCTTTATCAATCAGCGCTAAAATATTCTCGCCTGCACCGTGAGAAATGGCATAACCACTTACCAGGTCATCACCGTTACGCTGCCATGCTTTAAGCTGCGTTTTTAACGGTGAATCAGCATCCCCAAATAGCGCATCAAAATCACTTTGTGCATTGATTGCTTGAATTACACCATTGTTTGCTGGCGCTGCACCAATCACTAAAACTGTGCGCTCGACTTCTTTGGTCGCACCGCTGCCAGTTTGAATGGCTGCAACCGAAACTTTACCTTGTGCCATAATCGATCCTTGTTCATGCCACTTGCATGGCTTTGTTTAAAAGAAAACTCATGTGCTGTTTATGCTCTTTTTTCGTTTCACCTAAAAAAGAGCGGGCGGGCAAATCAATTTGCCATTTGCTCTTACCTGAGCCGCCCTTTAATTCTTTGAGTAAAAACCCCGCTTGGTTGAGTGAGAGGTTTTCAGTTATCCATTTAATACTGGGCCTTTTGGTGCCCTTGCCTCGATTACGCGGGATTTTATACCCTGCTGCTATGAGTGCTTTGGCAATACCCCGTGTTGCCTTACCCGCTTTGTTTTGGCGGGCTTTACTTTTACGGGGTGTCACATCAAAACGCGCCCCCTGTTGATGGGCGGCGGCTATCTTGCCAGTCTTGCTGCTTTTAAAATAAGCATGGGCGCTGTTTGGCCCAAAGCGTACTTTCATCAGTTTTATAAGCTTGGTTAGCATTTTCTTTTTCTTACCATTTGCTCGCCCTTGCCACTGCTTACCAGCTAAATCTTGCTGGCGAGTAATGCGCCTTCTACTTTGTTTACTGACACTTCTGATCACACTTCTTAATATGTTTCGACGTTTGCGAGGCTTCAGCGATAGCAAGGTCAGTTGCTCAATGCTTTGCCCATGGTCGAACTGCATATTAAACACGGCTTACTCCGCCTTCTAACGTGAACATGTCAGCAATCCAAATACTTTGCTCACCAAAATCATAACGAACACCATTTAATTCAAACGGGCCATTCGATGTTTCTACCAGCACAACATCTTCGCTAAGCGTTTCAATCTGAAGCTCTATCTCATTGCTGTTGTCGTCGTTTATGTCTGAGCTAAATTCAATGCTGTCGCTGTCATCTTTTGCGCCGTTGTTTTGCAACCAAAAAGAAGCAAAGGCACAAATTAATGGTGCGGGCGCTGCACATGGATTAATTGAGATCACACCGCTATAGGTAAACCTTGCGGCTAATATGCCGTTACTATTGATTCGCTTAGAGCTGGGCTCAATCACCCCGCCCTCAATCCAGCAATCGAACTGCTCTGGTAGAGCTAGCAAATGCCCCTGATATTGGGCGCTTTGTAAATGTGTTTTTAGCTTGGCTATTTTGCTTTGGCTCATATCAATTCAACCGTGGCAGTGGTACTTAAACCAATTAACAAGCGCACATTGTTTGTGCTTTGGTGTTGCCAATAATCGAAGTTATCGACGCTCGCTTGTTGCTGTGCTGCTGCATTGTCTCTGTGTGTATTACCCAGACGACTGAGCAATGTGCTTGCTTTGGCTTTGCTGTAAACAGCCAATTGATAAAACAATCTTTGCTGAGCATTTAAAGGCTCACCGTTACTAAGCATTTCCTTTTTTAACTCTTGATTAATCTCAGCTTGAGCGGCTTTTAGCTTGTTGCTGATCACATTTGTTTTGTTCGAGTATTCACTTGGCACAGCAAAGTGTTCGATAAAATACGCCGTGCTTAAATCGGGGTAATAGCCATTGCCCTCAATCACTTGGTCGTGGGCTTGTTGGTCGGCTTTTGGCATGTTTGATAAATTCATATTACCCTCGCTTATTAGTGTGAGCGCCACTTAGTCTTAAGCAGCCAATCGCTTTGCGTTAACTGGTTAAGCTAAGCTGCTCACTGGCGTTGGAGCTGTTTCTGTAATTTTGCGACTAAGGTTTTTACACCCGCTTTGTCGTTAATCTCTTGAGCAAGTTGCCCAAATCTTAAGGCATTACCGTAGTTGTGCATTGAATACTCAACCTTGGTGGCTATGGCGTAGAGCTTACCGCCCGCGACCTCAAAACTTGTCCAATCTTGGTGCTGGGTGACATCAATTACTCTTTGCAGCACAAGCGCAATATTGGCAATGTCTTCGGCTTTACACTGATTTTGTAAAAACCAGTTTGCCTCGTCATATAATTGGTCGATTAAGAAAGTCGGCCAATGTTTGGTTTTAAACTGTTTGGGCAGTGGTTGTTTTTGTTCAATCAGCAAAGGCAATAACTCAATGGCCTGTGCCCAACGTTTAAGATCAACCAACCAAATAAACATCCATGCTAAAACCTCGTTTGGGTGATTATCACCACTTAAACGGTATTGGTTTATGTAACCTAAATAATCGTTCCTCTCGATTGCTTTGGCTTTGAAATCTGCTTTATCACAAATATCGCCAAATGTTTTTAGTTGAGCCAAGTCAGAGTTAATTGCCGCTTTAAAAAACGCGTACTCAGTTTGCTTATTTTCATTGGTTTGCACGTGCTTAGGTGCAGACTCATTTACAGTGCTTGTTGGCACTTCGCTTTTTGATTTAGCTAAGGCTCGTTTAACTAAGCTCATTTAAAAACACTCTTTAAAAAATGCCGCTTGAACTGCTTAATCAAGCGGCAATCGCTCTACAACCAAGGGAAATTAAGACCATTTATCATCTGCATCTTTGTGAATTTTCACCGAGTCAGATTCAATGAACACAATCTTTTCTAGGTCTTCGACGTAATAACAGGCATTGCGTGATTCATAGTCTTCAACACGCTTCTTCTTGGGGTTATTAATAATGCTCATGCGCGTTGAGCCTGATTGAACATAGTGACTGAGATTGTCAAAACTGGTCACTAAAATGCCACGTTGAGGAAAGAACGACACTTGAAAGCTCGCCAATCCGCCATACGTATTAATAACCTGAGACATTTCAACTTTGGTTTTCTCGCTCGGTGTGTGGGCGTTTTTGGCGTAGTGTTTGCCTTTGTCTTGGGCAATTAACTCATCACCAATAATGGCAACCAAACCAACACGTTTATGCAGTGGAATACCTTGTACTAAGTCATGCACAGCACAATCAAGGTTTTCGTAGTCGCCACCTGCACCAATGCGAATTTCGTCAACTCTTGGGGCATCTTCAGTACCACCATTTTTAAGTACTCTCGCTGGTGCATCTCGGCGAACCAGTTGTAACCATCCAATGTTTACGTCTTCTAACAATGGAAACTTTGTTAAATCTGTTGAATCAGCAGCATGGGTGCCATGCCAACCGATCTTGATAATATCGAGTGCTTTTTGTTGGCGAACATGGTTACGATAACGGTTATGAAAATCAGGAAACTTTGACCAGGCATCCATTTGTGCCCAAGTTAAATGTACGTCTACTTCTTCTTCATAACAGCGGTACTCACGCTTATTTAAGCCAGATGCGTCTTTGGTTTGACGTTCTTTTGTATCATCTTTTTCTACACCTGCACGGCCTGTTACACCTGAACTCGCAGACATAAACACCGATTGGCCCACTAAGTCATCAACTGGTGCATGGTTTATGCGAGTTAAAAACTCAGCCGATTCATACACCGCGTCATACAGCTTTTGCTCAATGGTCGGCTCTACCGCGAAGTTTTCAGACACATTTGCAACACCATAATTGCTTGCAAGTGCCACACAAATGGCATTAAAGATTTCAGTTGTTTTAGTGCGCATTGCTGTTTCCTTACAGTAAGTTGCTATATTTGCCGTCGTCGCCTGTTGGCTCGTCGTCGGCATCGGTGGTGTCGTCAGCTTTTTCATTTGAAAGCTCATTAAACTGGTTTTCAAGTTTGCTGAACTTGTCATTTAATTGGGTGAGCTGTTCCGTCAGCTCTTGGTTTTGGACATCAGTGCCCTGGCCTTCATCCTGTTGGCCGCCAGCTTCCTGCTGATTTTCTTTACTGAACTCATTAATTGAAGTGCTAAGTTGTGTAAATGCTGGAGTTAATGCGTCGGCAACTGCTTTGCCAATATCTGATTTATCTTGCTCTGATAACGCCATGGTGTCGTCCTTGTTAAATAGGGTTTTATAAAATGGCTGTTTCGGTGGCTTATCTTCCTTATTATCCAAAAGAAGATCAGCTCGAAGATAAGAAACATCCTTGTTCTCTGTGCCATGCTCTTTACTGAAATTGGCTCTTGATGTGTAAGCACTGGCTGGGTAATCAGTCACGGCTAACCCTGTTAAATAGGTTTTGCCCGTACCCATAAAATTGCGGTCTATTTCAATCGAGAAGTAAACGTGTTGGTCGGCTTGATTTAATTGAACAAAACTCGCGTTGGGGCAAAGCACGGCCATTAATACTTGCACACCTTCTTCATTCGTTTCAGTTTTAACCGAAAGCACATCGCCCAACATACCGCCATTTAATTTTAATGATGATAGGGTTTCAGCTTTCCAGCCCGACATATCCATATAATGGTCAATGTTGATTCGTGCGCCATACATAGTCGGGTTATAAGTTTCAACAATATCATTTACGTCTTTTGCTTCGATTTCTCGACCATCAACTGTGTTACCAACCGCAGCGATAGAAAGTGGAATTGTACGTAATTGACCTGGCATTGCTTACCCGTTTAGTGCATGTCTCTTTAAAAGTTGTATGCAGTTTGCACCCACTTTTTACACTTTTCGAGCGGTTTACTTTTTAGAAATTCCTATATTTTGACTTTAGGAATTTAGCGGAATTTAAGTGCACGATTTAGGCTTTTTTTGCCCTTAAACTGATTTACATGGAGTAAATAAGGGGCGCAGGATGCAGCCAAAGTACGGGCCAGAAATACGAAAACAAGCACAAGATTTGTATATCGTGAACGGCTACACATTTGATGAAATAGCCGATTTGCCAAACATGCCAAGCGCTCGCAGCATTCGACGCTGGGCCGATGATGGCAAGTGGGCCGATATGTGCCCAAGCTATAACGCTGAAATGGCATTTAGCCGCCGTATTAATATTCTTACTGATAAACCAGATAAAAGTGAAGCCGATTTTAAAGAACTTGATTTTTGTACTCGTCAGCTTTGCGCACTCAATAAAAGTAAACTTACCCCTGTTCCTAAACAACGCGCCGCCAATGATGGTCAATCAGAAAGTAATGGTTCTGGCGGTAGCAACCGCAGTAAGAAGAAAAAAAATAAAAAGAATGACTGCTCAGCCATTACAGTCGAAATGCTCGACGAGCTTAAGGACAAGTTACTTTACCCTCACCAATTACATTGGTTTGAAAACCAAGACCACCGCAGCCGCTTTATATTAAAACCGCGCCAGATTGGCGCCACCTTCTATTTTGCGTTTGAAGCGTTTTATGATGCTGTGGTGAATGGTCGCAACAAGATATTTATATCTGCATCACGCGATCAGGCCGAAGTATTCAAAGCCAATATTATCGCCTTGGTGCGAGAGCATTTTAATATTGAGCTGACTGGCTCACCCATGGTGTTAAACCTAAAAGGCGGCAAAACAGTCAAGCTTATATTTAAGTCAACCAATGCAAGAACAGCGGCATCTGAATCAGGTGATTTATACATAGACGAGGTGTTTTGGATCCCCAAATACAAAACACTTAGGGCGCTTGCGGGGGCAATGTCTACACATAAGCACTTACGATTAACCTATTTTAGTACGCCCAGTGTTACATCTCATGAAGCATACGACCATTGGAATGGTAAATGGTACCGAAAAACCAAAGCGTGTAACGACCCTGAGTTTGCGATTGATTGCAGCCATAAAGCTTTAAAAGAAGGCCGCTTATGTGAGGATGGCATTTGGCGGCAAATGCTTAACGTACATGATGTTGTTAACTCTGGTTTTGATCGAATAGACATAAGCGTCCTCGAGAACGAATATTCAGAAGACGAGTTTAACAACTTGTTTATGTGTAAGTTTATTGACGATGCACATTCGGCATTTAATTTACAACAGCTTTTAAAGTGTGTGTGTGACTCAACAAAATGGGACGACTTTGACGAAGAACTTGAACGGCCCTTTGGTTTAAAACCCGTAGTAATTGGTTTTGACCCTGCTCGCTATGGCGATAAAGCCTGTGTTGCTGTGTTAAGCCTACCAATGAAACCAGGTGAAAAATTCAGGCTACTAGAATCGCTCGATTTAAGCGGCAACGACTTTGAAGCCATGGCAAACGAAATTGAAGAACTCACAAAAAAATACAATGTACAACACATTGGCGTAGACACAACGGGCATGGGCTACGGTGTGTGGGAGTTAATCACTAAGTTTTACCCCAATGCGGAGCCCATTCATTATAACCCGATTGTAAAAAATCAAATGGTTATTAAAGCCATGAACGTGATTAAGAACCGCCGTTTTGAATTTGATGAAAACGCCGTAAATATTGCCAGCTCGTTTATAAACATTCGCAAACAAGTTAAGGGCGACCAAATTACATACGCAACAAACCGCACCGAAAGCACGGGCCATGCAGATATGGCGTGGGCCATTATGCATGCCATGAAATATGAACCTTTAGACGGTAACACTATGGGCCGTCAAACCTCAGTAGGGATAGCCGCTTAATGACTAAGCCAAGAATGCAAAATATTAAACCGGGGAGTACGCCAAATTATACAGCTATGAGTGATGTGTTTAGTTTTGGCGATCCCGAAACCTGTTTAGATAACCGACTTACTGATTACATAGGGGTATTCAGTGATAGCAACGGTATTTATTCACCACCCGTGAGCTTAAATGGCTTAGTGCAATTGCTGCGAGTGAATGCCCAGCACGGGCCCATACTCGGCTTTAAGCGCAACATGGTTTTAAAGTGGTTTAAGCCCAACCCTATTTTAAGTAACGAGGCGTTTAAAAAGTTTGCGTACGATTACCTTTGGGCAGGTAATGCTTATTTGCAAGTGATTAAAAATAAGTTTGGGCAAGTTATTAGGCTCAAACACCTACCCGCTTTAACCATGCGCTACACAACCGAGCGCGGGGTTTATGCTCAACTGACAAACCGCAGTATTGAACCCATTAAATTTAATCCTGGTGAAGTCATTCATATAAAAGAGTACGACCCAGCACAAGGTATTTACGGCATACCCGAATATTATGGCGGCATTCAAAGCGCGTTACTCAATGAAGACGCCACCCTATTTAGGCGCCGTTATTACAAGAACGGAGCGCACATGGGTTTTATATTTAGTATGGCCGATCCTAATTTAAGTACGGACGATGAAGCCAGATTAAAAAAAGCCATAGCCGATAGTAAAGGCGTGGGTAACTTTAGGAGCTTATTTTTTAACTTTCGCAGTAATAAAGCCGACGCTGAGAAAAGCATAAAAATCACCCCTGTTGGCGATATATCGACTAAAGACGAGTTTGAGCGAATTAAAAAAATTACGCTTAACGATATGCTCAGCATGCACCGTGCACAAGAAGCATTGAGCGGACAAACCTCTGGCGATTCGCCTGGCTTTGGTGATTTAGACAAAATTACCCGGGCTTATTACAACAATGAAGTGGTACCCCTTCAGCAAACCATGCAAGGCATTAACCGTTACTTGCCAAGCAACTTACACATTGATTTTGCAATACCCGAATACTCAGATTTAAACCCAAGCAAGGACGCAGAATAATGGACTTTATACACCTTAAACAGATTGTACAGTTTGTCATAATCAGTATGGCCGCCGCTGCCATTCAGCTCTATTTATCGCCTCACGCATTTACTTTTGCACGGTACTTTTTTAACGCACTCATGGCATTACTGGCCGCTTACCTGGTATCGAGTTTTTGTGACTTTTGGGAAGTAGCAAAAAGCGCCCGCCCTGGCTTTATTGGTGTGGGTGCGTATTTGGCGCCCCACTTGTTTAATGGGTTAAATACGCTTGGGCAACGGTTTAGTAAAGACCCAATGTCTTTTGTTAAAAAGTTAAGGGGTAAATAATGACCTGGTTTAAAACTGCATTTGAATTTTTTACTAATCCAATTGCCGACTTAACTGGCGGCTATCGTGAACGTAAACGCATAGCCGCTGAAATGGCAGCGGCGGTAGCAACGGCTGAGAACAATTTTAAAATTGCTCAGTTTAATGCCAAGGCCAAGCGCTGCGAACTGGCAGAACAAAACGACTCAGACTATGACCTACTTGTACTTAAAAACCGCGATAAAACCATCATTGATGAAATTATAATTTTGTTCTTTTTGGGTTTGTTTGTCTGCCATTTTATACCAGCGATGCAACCTTATATGGCTGCGGGTTGGTCGGCTATGGGTTACAAGGGTGCGCCCTGGTACTTTGAATTTGTGATTGTTGGTATTGCAGTATCAACACTCGGATTAATGCGCTTGTTTAGAGCGTTTTTTAAAAGGAAAAATTAACATGCTTAAAATATTACTTCGTAGATTAAATAACCTTTATCTGACGTTAGAAAATAAAAAGCTCGATCCAGTTATGATTTTGGTTAACCCTTCAACAAAAGGTGCTACTGCAAAAGCTACTATTTTTAAACTCCCTTTAATCGCACATGAAAAACCCAAATTAGTAAAACAATATGATTTAGATAACATGGGATTTGAAGAGTCTGCAAGAACAGTTAAAAGTCTTATGACTATATATGACGTAAAAAAAATAGAAGTTTTCACAGTAGGTATGGGCCACGGACTTTGGGAGTTGATAACAAAATTCTTCCCAAAAGCCAAACCTTTACGGTATAGCCCTGATTCTTCAAAGCTAATGCGGTATCAACACTCGGATTAATGCGCTTATTTAGGGCATTTTTACGAAAAGAAAATCTAAATAATACGGCAATGATGCCTATTTTCTTAACCTTAAGGATAGAAGTATGCAGTTATTAAAAGGTGATAGTTTAAAAGTTTTACGTGATTTAGAGAATGAAACGGTGGATGCAGTGATTACCGATCCTCCTTATGCCAGCGGCGCGTTAAACTCAACGGCTAAAAAAAGTAGTACAGGCACGAAATATTCAAACAGTAATAAATACGCTGACTTTGAAGGAGACTGCAGAGATCAGCGTAGTTTATTAGCGTGGTCATCCCAATGGATGGCCGAGTCATACCGAATTGCTAAACCTGGTGCGCATTTATTATGCTTTATTGATTGGCGTAATTATCCAGTAATGGCTGATGCGTTACAGGTAGGCGGTTGGATTTGGCGCGGCGCTTTGGTTTGGGATAAAAAGAATTGCCGACCACGTAAAGATGGCTTTGGTCAACAGTGTGAATTTATTTTATGGGCTACCAAAGGACCACATAAATTTACAGCTAATCCTAAATACCATAAAAGCATTTTTAATTGTCATCCCCACCGTGGTGGGCGTTTTCATCAAACATCAAAACCTATTGATGTGATGGAGTGGCTCTGCAGTGTGGTACCAAAAGACGGCAAAGTATTAGACCCGTTTATGGGTAGTGGTAGCACTGGCGTAGCTTGCAAAAATTTAGGGTTAGATTTTGTCGGCATAGAAATGACCGATGTATACCATGAAATAGCAACACAACGATTAGCCGCTTAAAACATCTATCTCTTTAATTTGTTCCACTACTGCGGCCTTAGTTTCTAATTTTGATAAGGCCGCTGATAGATTGGACAATTCAACGCCATTAATCAACGCCGCTGCCTTTTTGTCCATGCCTTTTACCAAGAAATCATTAAGCGCACTGATCACAGGTTCACTTTGTATTCGAGTTAATGATAAAAGTAACTCAAACCGTTCTTGGCTTTGCATTCCTTTAAATAAATACTTCATAAAATAGTTATGAGTTAAGTCATAATAATTTTATTATATTTTGATTTTCAGTATTTACAACATATTTAGATCGTTTTATGTCACTCGGCTGTCAAAACGTGTCACCACTTTGACACACAGATCCTTTTTATATCACCCGTAGATCCTTTATTTATAAAGCTTGGTGATAATGGTCGTGTCATAGTGCGTGTCAAAATCAACGAAAAAAAGTACGAAAGCGGGAGGCGAGGAGGAGTGAATTTTTCGCGGTTTTAGTTTTCGGCTGGGGTTTATATGCGTTGTTTGCTCGTTGTTAAACTGCTGTATATAATTACAGTCATTAAGTTTACATAAGGTAAGTAAAATGAAAGTCACATGCCCGAACTGTGGTAGCAAAGCTACTATTACATCAAGAGAACAACAGTCTGATCATGTGGCTAATTTATATGTGAGTTGTAATAATACTAAAGAGTGCGGCGCTACCTTCGTTACTACCTTAGCGTTTACACATTACTTAAACCCGCCACGAAAAGACACGGCACAAATGGCCGCGTCTTTGTTAAAGAATCTTACAAGAGAAGAACAAATGGAATTAGTCGGGTTGTAGCTCAGGCCAATTTACTACTAATGCATTTATTCTTCACATACTATAAAGTTTAAAAAGGATTCACCTAATTTCGTAGGTATCGTTAAATATGTGTAGTGAGAGCCAACCTTAACCTTATGATGTTTCTCTGGAATCAATTCTATGGAAGTACCCCACTCAGACTTAGCCCAAACTTGTATTCTATAATTATTCAGGTTATTGATTTTATTAATGGGTAATGCACTAAGTAATTTCTTTGATTCCAAATCAGAGACGATTTGATAGGCTAGTTCCACTTTATCTTCAAATTCATCAAATTCCATAGTTAAAATTTTAGAGAACTCTGCCCATACGCCATGATTTGGGGTCACTTCAATTGGTGACCAACAATACCCTTTTGATACCATTTTTAGTATCTCTAAATGTGAAACAGTAAATTCATCTAACAAATTAATGAAAATTGCCTTTTCATCTTCTGATATATTAATATTTATAGCTGTATTTAATAAAGCTGCTTTTAATGCTTTTATCTTTTCTTTTTGATGATTTTTTATCGCAACCTGACTAGACCTAAGCAAAAGGCTTATAAATTCTTCATTGCTCGCTAAAGAATCGATATCAAAATTAAATTTATCCTGAAGTTCATTTAAAACATCTGTAACTTGAAGCATCCATTCCCTTTTTCTTTTTTCTAATGGAACTTCAACGACTGAATTAAAAAGCTCTAGAGCTGTACCGCTAAACATCGGAAGTGCGCCTATAATACCTCTAGCTACTCGATGAGCTTTATCAGCACTACTCTCAACTATAGGGTCTATTCTATCGGTCTGTATCTTCAATATATGATCCAACTTAATTTTTAACATCAAAATGAAAAGTAAAGTTACCAGAAAAATTAGTCTCCTTACTAGTATCTTTGTATCCAAAACAGGGCTGTTTATTCCTAAGCCATAATATCCATTGCCCACCAATCGTTGTCGCTGATCGCTGAGGCTTCGCCACTCACTACAAGCTTTGCAAGTTCAATATCACCGAGAATATCTGTTTTCAACCAACCCTTTTTAAATTGTGAACTTGTAATATGCGTACGGCCGTCGAGTTCAGCATACTGATATGCCAGGTTCCCGACTTCACGAGCGTATTGCCAATTTGCTTTTGATATTAACAGGTCATTATTGACCTGGTGCCTGTGGATCACCTCTAACGAATAAAGCTCAGCATTCAATACATAATAAATACGCCCGTCATGTATTACTTTTTCTCCATCGCAATCAGGTGATTTAACACCAAACGGCCTATTTAACTGCCAACCATGCTCTGAACTAAACAGTGGCCACACATCATGTTTAATGTGCTTAAACTGTGATTGCTCAAAGTAATACAGCTCGTAAGCTTCTGCATAGTAGAGCTTACCGTTTAGTTGTATGCTTTCACCGTCTCTTAGCCTATTTGCATCATCAACGCTGAACAGCGGCCAATGCCTGTTACAATGCACAACGCCACTGTCATCAGATAAAGTTTCTTTTAGCGCTTCTGTTTTAGCTATCTCCGCAATATCTTCAAGCTTTCGTTGTTTGAGCTGTGCTTTTTCATCCCAAATAGTTAAAACTCCGTCTTTTATAAAGTAAACATGGCCGTTAATACCTACCTTTTTACCATCTAACAGATCCTTTTTAACGTCTTTGATCTCTTCACTGGTAAAACCATGCATATCTAACAATAACTCGTCTGTATGCCTTGTAGTGCAAGGCGTACAATTATTCCCACTAGTCCAAGATAGGTCGGCTATGCCGACGGTGTCAGCATCCTGCCCAGCAATTACAACGTCGTTATTTTTATCTGCGGTGCCAATGGGTTGTTTACTCCACGTGTGAACACGTGTAACCAAGCTACATAAGGTCGTGGTGTCTTCAATCCCCTTCAAGCGTTTTACGCATTCGCCATAATCGTTACCATAGGGTGTTACTTCATAAGCGGGTTTAAAGCGTGAAGCACGGCCAATACCAAAGCCTCCCATAAGCGTCACAAAGGTTTTAAAGTCTCCATTGTGTGCTGCATATCTGACTTGCTCTAATTCGTCATTGCCTTTTAGTTCGTCTTTTACTCTGCGTAATTCGCGCCAAATAGTAATAGAAGGAGATTTTTGAAACTGAAATTGCCTTATACCCCACGTGCTTGCCCAAGCTTTTACTGGGTTAACCGCTTGGGTTAGTTTTTCGCCTGAGTCTGCGTCGTGCTCTTGCGAGAGTGCAAAACCATCAATGTTTTTACTGATATATTTAGCAATGTATGCCGCAGCGCCGCCTGTGCGTTTGCCGTCTTTATCGACTTTAGCCGGTTCCATACGAATTGCTGTAAAGCGTGGTGAACTTGGGTAATAGTCTTTTTTAGGCTCTTTGGTGTAAGTACCGCGTTTTTTATTCAAACCCCAAATTCGTCGCTTATTTGTATAAACAGCTTTTAGCTCTTTGCGGCGTTTAAATCGTTCAAAAAATACGTCTCGGTCATCGCGTGTAAAATAGCGGCGTAAAATATGGCTAACTTGATAATAGTAGCGCTCTGGCGTCCATATAAGCATGTGCCAGTGTGGGCAACCGTCTGTGTGGGGTTCTGCTACTCTTATACCAAAATATGGGATTTCTAAACGATCAAGTTTTGCCCTGGCTTGTTGATATTGTTTATTTAAATAGGCGCTGCACTCTTTGGGTGTTGAGCCATCCCAACTTGGCGAATTTGCATGAAAACGACTTGGCGCCGTAATATTGTAAAAGCCACCAACGTAATTCATAGCGTCGGCCATTTCTTCGGTAGAACGTACACGTAACATCAATTCATTACGCATGTTTTTCGGATTTGCCATCCCTTTATCAACCGCTTTCATTAATGAAATTACATCACCGCATTCGTTTACGAGCTCTAAACTTTCTAAATACTTTTTGCCGCGCTCTTGGTTATAGTTGTATTCCGTGATTGCCTGTTTTGAGCAATACGCATTTATACCTTTACGCTTTTTGACCCGCTGCTTAGTTTTTTTATCGTATGCTGAAAATACATCGCGCCCTACTTCGCCGGTTGCAATTTCTAAGTGTTCTAAATACCGAGCACGTATTGGTTTTAATTTGCGTGCCCACCAAGCATGACACTGTGCTTTTAGTAAGGCTATTTCGGCGTCAGGTTCTGTTAAATACTCGCCTTTTTCAGCAAATAAAAGCGTTACCCCAAATTGTGCAGCAAACTCACTAATCACATTGTAATAATCAACCATGCTAAAGTTTTGTTGTGATTTAATAATGTCGTTCACTATTGTTTTAGCAAAGTCGCTTTTTACATCTAAATTGTTTAAATCGGTGTTATTTCGTATATCGACTAAAATTGCCGACACCTCATTAGCCAATACACACCCATGTTTTTTTGTTTTTTCTACATTAGCGAGTATGTGCCAGGGCAAAGGCATATCATCAACTATTTTCTTTAAGATTTTTAAACGAGGTTTTAGTTTGTTTATAGTTCGCCTAAACCATTCATTGGCCTTATATTTACTACGCGCGCTGTTGTCGCATCTTGATAAATAACGTTTCGCAAAACGCATCTGCAATGGCCTTGGCACTACAGATAAACACTCGTATACAAACGCATGTTCATCTTTATCAAAACCCGCAAACAGAGACAAAACAGAGGTACTTACTGTATTTTTTGCAGCGCTTTTTAGTACTTGTATTTGCTCTAGTTCGTCAGCATTTTTAACATCTGTAGACAGTGGTTTAATCGAGCTTTTGTTATCTTGTATAAAATTCAAATTTGTATGAAGTTGGCGTACAAAACTGGCTTGTAATCTTGATGCTTTGTTTTGCTTTATGATTTGTTCAACAATGTAATTGTGATTGCTGTTATCGTGAACTTTAGTAAGAGCTTTTTTAGCGTCTTTATTAATAGATAAGCTCGTTACATCAATACGATGTTGCGCTTGTTTTATAAACGCACAAAACCAAGCGTTTGCTTGTTCGCTTGGGTTTGTATGTTCGGGTTTAATTTTATCTAAATACTGAGTAACAAGTTTGAGTTGTGTGTAATTAGTAAAGCGGCTTAGGTTCTTAACTAAATAGCGTTGGTGATTAACGTCATAAACCGCATTGGTTTTAACCAACACGGCTTTAGAAATTTTACACTTTGTAATAGGCCAAATAGTCACTATGATGCTAATGCCTTATATATTGCACTTACATACTTTGCCTGATGTATTGCATCATCTAATGCTTTGTGTGCGGTGCCTTCAAATGGCATATCTCTTTTTGGTTGATAATCTTTAAGTGCTTTACCTAATTCAACTACTGTTCTTACGTCTCTGTCATTCCAAAAACGCCATGGCTTTTCACATTTAAATGCTTTGTATACGTTAGATAAAATAACATTATCAAAGCTCGCACCATTGCCCCATACAACACGATCATTGATTGATGTAATTTGCTCTATCCAGTCTTCAAATTCATAAAGTGCATCTGATAAGGTGCAAGTATCATTACTGGTTATTTCAGCTCGTGCTGCGTCACTTTGTTTTAACCACCAAATAATTGTACTTGGGTCGATATCGCCATATTGTGCGGCGCTTTCTAAGTCTATTTTTTGGTAAAATGAGGCACCAATTTTTCCTGTTGTGGGCTCAAAAAATACGGCACCTATGGCAACAATTGCTGCATTACTGCCTTGGCCCATAGTCTCTAAATCTAACATTACGTGGTTCATTTCATTGATTCCTTAAAATATTCATTAACTGGCGCAGCAACCCATGTAATAGTTAAACCCGAATTTAACCTGGCTTGTTCATGTTGCTGTGTAACAATTTCAGCTTGCGCAAAATCTGTATCATTCGGTTGGGTGCGGTTGTGATAATGTGCATGCATTTGTGCAGTGTCATTGATAAAAACATTGCGGTTCATTTTATGCAACCTGCTCTAAAGGGTTCTTCTTATAACCAATATGCACGGCTAAGTTGCATGTTAAATGATCTAGGTGATGAGCGATTGTGTGTAACCCCTGCTCATGTAAGTAATCAACAATATCAAGAGCATAACCTACTAATTTATAACTATTTCCAGATGCCGTATATGTTAAAAGACTACGTTTTTTAACACATATACACAGGCCTATTGCTACATTTAACCTGGCGTAATAATCATTAGATTTTTTTATTTCTGATGCTTCACCTCCGACTCTAATTTCTGATTCATCAGACGTCAGCATAAATCTAACTTTGAACATCTGAAGACAATAATACTCCCAACTCATTCGACTTTTAAATTGCTCAGAGTTAAAACAATTAGCTTTTTCACGAATTTCAGACGGATCTTGGTCTTTGATATGAGTCATTTTTAATCCTTAAACTGGGTTAAATTACAAAAAGCTGGGCGGGAGTTTTGCGGTGCTGGTTTTTATAAAATACAAAGTGAGCGTATTCAATTGAGTCTGTGGCACTTGGTTTTTTTGGATTAAAACCAGGGCGCTTATGGTGAACAAATACAGAATTTAGTGGCAAGCTACTCCACATTTCAAAACGCTTTAGACTACCTAACCAGTTTAAGCGCTGGAGCATGATCACAAGGCCATTGTTATTTACATGCTCAAGTGCTTTGTATACAAATTGCTCAGCAAACTTAAACGGCGGGTTTGTTATAACTGTGTCATAACGCCCTTCTCCTTTAGTTTGTAAAAAATCAATTTCTCGGTATTGCGCTTTGCTGTCGGGCCGAATATCCCAGGTATCAACATGCTTATGACCAAATTGACCCAATACTTTTGGATAGCTCATTTCGTATTGCTCGCAGCCCCCTGCACTTGGATCAAGTATTTTGCAGCCGAGGGCTAATGGCCTTTTGCAATCGGGGTTACATGGGTTTGTTGCATTTAAAAACGATTCAATCACCCAGTGTGGCGTAACATAGTAATCGTCAGAGTTGCGATCTTGTGTTCTTGCTGTTGAACTCATTTGCTTTCCTTAGTTAGCTTGCTTAATTTGCGACATTTCAACAACACTACCCTGCATAAACTTAGGTTCGTTAGGCTTAGCGCCATCGATCCACTTGTATGCTTCCATAGCATTTGAGTCTATAAATGCAACTACAATACTATTAAGCTGCATTAGCCCTTTACGAAGCGCTTGACGTTGGTCAAGCGTGTATTCATCCCAATTTTTGTTTAATTCAGTGCGTTTTAATCCTGCGCTCATGCATAAAAACGAACGTTCTCTGTCGCTTAAAATATTTTTGTACACATGACCAGGTGTATGCCTTGCTTCACCAAACATTTTTTTTATTTGTAAAAGACCTGCTGGCATTGTGTTGTTATGTACTTTTAACGTGGGTGTTTGCACAATTTTATTAGCTTGCATGATCAAGTTTCCTTTTTTTGTAATCGTCGCGAAATGCTTTTAATTCATTCAGTTTGTAATGATTTGTATGACCGAACTTAATAGCTTGCGGAAAACCACTTTCGCTTGTTAACTCCCAAAACTTTTTTCGGGCGCAACCCATAACTTGCATTGCTTCTTTTGTACTTATTAAGCGCTCTTGGTCTTGAAGTGCTTCGTTTTCTCTTCGCAAAGTTATATTTTCTTCGAGTAACGCAAACAGTAATGCTTTTGCATCGTCTGCAATATCTGTTGATTGAATTGATGTTGCTGAAATCATGCTGCACTCTCCCTTGCTACTTTTAACTTGGTTTCGTATTTACTTTTAAAAGACTCTGATGTCATAGAGCGCCATATATTTATGTCTGTAGACAACCAAACAACTCTACCCGACAACATTTTATGGCTAGGCGGAAACAACCCCTTAGCCATGAGTTTATAAAGCTGTGCTCGGCATAAACAACAATGCGCTAATACTTCATTCAACTTTAAAAACTTTTCATCTTCATTGACGCGATTACCATCAATGGTTTTCCTAAAATCAATAATTTCCATATATCACCTCACAATTTAAATCGTACCTTACAAGGTTCCACTTATAACCTTGGCTATGCTAATATTTACTACTAAGTGTATTTTTTTATAAAAACACAACAAAAAAAACCCTTGAAAGGAATAAAACTTGCCCCTGCAAGGGTATAAATACCAATATAGATCCCTAGGAGGATACATGTCAAATACTATTGGAGAAAAATTTAGATTAATTCGTAATACGACGGGATTAAGTCAGCCTAAATTTGCTGCTCTGGTAGATATAAGTCCAAGCTCATACAGGAAGTATGAAGGTGGTTTTATAGAAGTTGGCGCTCAACCTATTTTAAATGTTGCTAATCATCCTGATTTAAAAAAATATGCGCTTTGGTTGGTAACGGGTGATACAAACCCAGCTGCGGGCCAGTTCGCACCAGGTGAAGAAAGTTCAAATAACCATACATTGACTGACGACGAATACGAAGAAAAGTTTTTAAAAGTAGTTGCAGACACACTTATTATGTTCTGTGTACTTGACTGGTTTACACCTAATAAAGAGAAAGGTATTTCTTTTGACGACTGCGCCAAATTGCTATTTAAAGATTTAAAGCCTGTAATCAGCGAACGCTTTAAGGAAGCAGACATATCACAAACAAAATCAGCATAAACATATAAAACCATAAGGAATCAAGGTGGACAACAATATAGGAAATAGACTAAAAGCCTTAAGAAGCCACTTAGGTTTAAGTCAAGATAAGTTTTGTAATTTATTAGGTATTGGGGTTAGTAGTTTCAAAAAGTATGAAACTGGAAGATCTGAACCTGGTTACTCAGTTATTGAAAGAATTGCTAATCACCCTGAGACAAAAAAGTATTTAATGTGGCTTTTAACTAATAAAGCCGATCACAGTTCTGGTCAATTCAAACCCGGAAAAGAAAACAGCGATAATGAAAGCACCAACCAACTCGAATATGAAAGCCAATTCTTAAAAGTAACCACTGATATGCTGGATATGTTTGACTCTTTAAACTGGATTAAAAAAAACGCTGAAAGAAACGTAGACTTTACAGAGTGTGCAAAATTTTTATTTAAAGATCTCGAACCAGTGATTAAAAAACATTACGGAAAATAAATGAAATTAACGATTGGTGAAAAGCTAAAGATAATACGTAGAACAACAGGTTTAAATCAGAATGATTTTTCACAATTAGTTGGAATTTCTATTAGTTCGTATAAAAAGTATGAGTCTGGACATAGTGAAGTTGGTGCACCTGCAATGTTAAAAGTTGCCAATCATCCAGATTTTAAAAAATATGCGCTATGGCTTATATCTGACGAACCTATCTCAATAGCAGAGCAGTGTGTACCTATGCAAGAGGGGCAAAAACAAAGCACCGCGCTAACTGAGCAAGAATATGATGAGCAGCTTATAGATATAACTGCCAGTTCTTTGAATAAACTTGCCAAGCTAAATTGGCTTGCAGCAAGCAATGAAAAAAAAGTAAGTTTAGATGATTGTGCAAAATTAGTATTTTTAGATCTCAAACCTCACTTAACTTAACAGCATAAAAAAACCGCTACTAGCGGTTTTTTTTGCAGTTCGAATTTACAACTTTAAGCATGGGCCGCTCTGCGAATTTAGCTCTTAATGGCTGTATTTTGGCCTTTTGACAATATTGCTCAACTCTCGGAAAAACGGCTTTGATATTAGCTGGCTTTTCAATCTCATTAGTCCCAGTAATCGCTTTACCAAGATCTATAACAATTTCGTTAGCTGTGTTAAAGCGAGCGCTGATACTTTCCTTTTCAGGTAAAAACGTTGCTGCTGGTACTAGTAATCGTTGTTCAACACAACTCAATCTGTGTGATTGTAAAGATGAATAACAAATTGATAAGAAGATCAAAATTTTTAAAAATAACATTATAAATAGTAACGTCATATCAAACTTCCTTTTTTACTAACAATCCTAATCGTTTTAGAGGATAAGACGCGACTATACTCAACGTCATTAAATTAAGTATCACCACGCCGTATTTGTAAATCGGCGATAAAATATCAGTACCTATAATTGCACGTGCAATAAATTGAGTGCATTGTAAAATACACATTAACAGTGCTACATACAAACACTGTCGAGCAGTTGGTGAGAACGTACACCCACGAATTAAGTGCAGTGCAAAAAGCGCTGCTGAAAATGCGACTGAACAAATAAACATTGAAAAATAATAGAACTGTCTAAGTTCCATTCGTTCCATACCTTTGATTGCTAATATATATTCAGCAAGATTTGCACTCGTGAAGTGAAAAACCATGACGGTCAGCGCAGATATAAAGCATGAGTGAAGTTCGTGATCGTCGATTGTTTTTAAGTTTTTTTGGCCACCAAAAAACAATGAAGTCCTATGGTTTTTAAACTTAATAATCAAATAAAGCAAAATGAATGCTTCAAATGCTCTAATAATCCAACCTGTTGTAACAAAAAAATCAGTCATGCTTGTCCTTGTATGCCTTTAATCGTTTTAATTTTTAAATAGTTTTATAAAGGTTACTGCAGCGCGGGCTTGAGGTGGCTCCTGCCCATCACCGCCGCCGCCATTTCCACCTTTCACTTTGACTATTTGGTTAAACGATAATGTTTGTGATTTTTGTGCTAGTAATTTTTTCAT